AGCGTCAACGTTTGTGTTTGTTGAATACAAACCTAATGCATAACGTGATACAGTTGCTTCACTGAACGAAACGTTACTGGAAGGAATACCTGAATAACCTAATACGTTGTCTGTTGCTGAACTGTCGCCTGATGCTGCTCTAGCATCTGGATCAATAAAGCGACCAAAGTAAACTGTACTAGCATCTGTACCTGCTGTGATATTTGTTGTAATGTCAATGTACTGACTTGTTGCACCAAGTGAGTAGATATGTTCTACTTGCCACCCACTGTATGAACTATTAGTACCTTGCCATGTTAATGTATTATCACCATCACTTAGACCATCGCTGTCTGTCCACGATGCACTACCTGTATTATTGTTTGTTGAGTTGGTGCCATCAATCTTAATAGACCAACCATCAAATGGACTTCCTGGTGTTAAGTAATCGTAACTGGTGTTAAAGTCTCCAGTGCCTGTACTGTCGTACAACAATCCAGGACTTGTATTTCCACCAGAACCAAAGGTTCCTGATGTTTTGTTAACTCCTGCTTTCACATAATCATTCTCTAAAACTCCCATACCTGTAGAATCATTCAAAGATGATGTATCCGCCAAAACTAAATTATAAAATGTCATCATAACAAATGCAATCGTGCATTTGAATAGACGCATTTTTAGGATGCTCCCGTTTAAAAGTTATATGAGCATAATAAGGAAGGACATGATTGAATTTCAAATCAACTCAATCATTCCTATTTATAAATCAAGTAACTTTTTAAATGAATCGTATTTATCTTCTATACAGCTTGAAAGTTCTAGATAATAATTATTATGTTCGGGGAAAGTATGAATAGCAAAGTGGCTCTCACCTAAAAGCCACAATGCTGTATATCCATGCGGTAAAAAATAGTGGTCTACAAAATTTAATATTGTAAAACCACTATTCGCAAGAAGTTTATCGTAATATGTTTTTAATTGAAGCTCAGTTGTTTGATTTAAGGATAGCCAATCAGTATGGCTCCATATCTTAGCTTCCATTACCGTCAACCAGCTTGTCTTGTGATGTAATTAGTTCTAACCTTAGTGGGCATTAGATACTTGTTTACAACAGCAAGAGCAACTTCAACGTCATAGGGTTTACAACTGAAAATATCAATATAGGCATCTCCGTTTTTATCTACGAAGTGCCCAGTGATATTACTAGTTTCAATCATTTGACAAAAACTAAATCCAGCTTTATTTTCGTCATGCGTAGCAAAATGTTCCATCATTGGTTCGCCGAAAGCAACCATATCGATTTCTTTAACCAATTCTTTAATAAAAGCAGTTAGTGTTTCACGTGACGTTATAGCATCGATGCTACAGCCACTACAATCAAACATTGTATGATATCCCCAGTACGATGACATAGCATCCTCCGATTTAGTTAGTTTTTGTTGAAAATGTCTCAGTGGCGAGACAAGGGTATTTATACTATTTCTTTTTTAATAAATTCGCCTGTTTACAACTACTCCATTGACAGTAAGGATTTAGTTTTTTACCACAGATTACACAGGTCATAAGATCTCCATTGATACGAAAAACCCAAAAATATTTACTGCTGCAAAATATAGTGTCAGCATAAACGGAAAAGCCAACTCTCGGCGAAAATATGCCACTGCTGCACAAACACTTCCGATAAAAAATCCTGGATAAACCATTCTCATATCAGGATCTGTTGCAGTAGTGGCTAGTAATAAACTTGAAAATATTGTTGTAACAAAACTAACTAATTCCAAATAAAATGCTAATCGATCAGATCTATATGATCGTAACCAAAACTCTTTCAAATTATCCATAATCTAAATTATTTCTACTTTAATTTTAATATAAACTTTACTGCTGCTTCTGCTTCCTCATTAGTGACAGGGTTGGGTGGCATAGGTATTGGACCCCAAGTTCCTTTGGTTCCATTTTTAACTTTGTACACCAAACTAGGAATGTCTTCTTCAGAATATTTAGATGCTACATCAGCAAATGCTGGACCAACTAATTTCTTATCTAAAGTGTGACAAGAAAAACAATTTTTTTTCATCATCAGATCTTTAGTTTCAGATAAACCTGATTCACTTGCAATAGAAAAATGTGAAATCATAATTAAACTTAGTAATGCTGAAATTCTAATCATGTTTTTCTGTTCCTTTCTGTATCAAAGTAAGATTCATGTCTTAATAATCCATCAACCATTCTACCAGTATCACTTTCTTTTAAAGAACAAGAAAAATGTAATCCCAGACTCATACGAAATCTGTTTGCAGCATAATGAGTTTGAGGTAGAGGGAAGTGAACTAGATGACTTCGAAATAAAACTGCTCTATTGCTTCTATATGGAATTTCTTCAACACCATATTTTAAATCTGGTTCTTTATTAATAGATTCCTGTAGATATGCTTCAGGATCGTTATATATCAACAACTGTCCACCATACTCTGGTAACCAGTTGGTATTTGCAAACCAAACCAAAGACCAATTATCTGGACCACCATCAACATGTTTATTAGAACATGTTCCCATCGTGGAACCATTAACGTCTAATCTTTTCACTGTTACGTTATTAACACCAAAATATTTTTGTACTGCATTCACCATAGTAAGAGTCAATGGAACTTTAACTTCAGGTTCTATATTTCTAAATATCTTTGAGTACTCTTCATCAATACCAAACTCAGTAGGGAACTGCCACTTTGGCAATGAAAGTAAGTCGAGGCATTTATGCCAAGTATCATTATCTAAAAAATCATCAATAACATTTATCTTTTTCATTTTAGTTTTGATTTAATCATGCTAATAACTTCTTCAGCTTCAAAGTAAATTGGTTGATTTTCTATCATAGTTTCTATCTGTTGCCTTTTAGCTTCATCACAAACTTGGAAAAGATATTGCATCTCTTCCTGGGATAGAGTTCCCAAGTAGAGCTGGAAGACTTGATCTGGAAGTACGGCAACAAGTTTACACAGCATTGAATCAAGGTGTTTTTTCGACAATCTCTTGTTCCTTTTTTTCTTGGGGTTCCTTTTTAGGAAGGTCTGGAATAAAACCAGCATCAGAAACTAATTTACGTGTAATCTTTTTATACAGTTTTGGTAACGTCTGATCTTTAACTGCCAAAGTAATTTTAGCTTCACTCGGATGAAGAGACTCTAATAAATTAATAAACAACTGCTCACGTTTAATTGGTTTAAGATCTTCTCGTAAGAAAACATACAACCTCTTCAATTCAAATAGAAGTGTTGTAGGACTCATGGTAAATGGAGCAGCATCTTCTTTGTACGGAGGATTTCCCTCTGGCAATAAAAACTTTTTCTCTGGTAAGAAGGCATACTCTAAAAAAAGTTTTAGTGCTGCGTTGTTTTTATACTGATCAATGAGTTTAGGATTCTCATTAAGTTCTTCTAATATTTCTACTATATGTTTTTTCATTCTAAAATTCCTCAATTTCGTCTAAAAGTAATCTACATTTATTTGCGATAAGATAATTATATATTTTCATTTTATCTCCCGCTGGTTTAAGTTCGTCATACGTTGTTTGTATTGTTTCTACTATTTCCTCAGGTATATGATTAAAGTCCACCAGTTTTTGATTACGATGCCAGTTGGCTCTTTCTTCTGGAGTCTTACAGGCATCAATCCCATTATCAAAAAATTCTGATAAACGTTTTGCTGTTATTGGTTTTTGTCTTCCACCATCAATAAACACCGTATCGCCACTGAGAATATTAGGAATACCATCCCCAGCATCACCCTTCACGATATGCTCAATGATTTGCTTTCGTATTTCGTTATGTTTACTGGTCACCATTTTCTTTTGCATTGGTGACCATTGTTTCACGTTGTTGTATAATTGAAGTTGTTTAAAATCTTTATCACTGGAAATAATTAAATTTTCTTCATGGTTACCCAACGTTTGAGTCCACATCACCAACGAAGCAATAATATCATCAGCTTCTGTATTCTCAAAGTGCATCACCTTGTAGGGAAAGTTTTCTTTAATCTCTTCACGAATCTTTGACAATGTATCGAATATCAATCCCCAGTTTAAATCGGAGTTATCTCTGTTCTTTTTGCGCATGGCTTTATAGGGACTGAACATCTCACGTCGCCAATACTTCTTACCATCACAACAAACAACAATGTCGCCATACTGACTGCCATATTTTTTCTTATAGGACTTCAGTGTGGAAATGGTAACGTGACGAATTAGATCTTCAATATCCCCCTCTGTACCATTGCGCAACTCAGACTTAAACGAAAGAATGTTACTTAGTGAAACTTGACTATAATCTACGAGTATCATTTTAAAATGCCTTTAATATTAAACAATCGGTATTTACTCTACCATTTACAGAAGCTGATTTAGTTTTAAGTTTACTAAAAGCTGTATTCAGTTCTCGTTTGGAAAGGTTCATTAACGTTTCCTCTGGTTTGCGCAAAGTCTTTACGCTGGATTCAGAAGGAGAGTAGTTAAGTAGAGTTGATCCTTTGACGGTGAGACCTGAAGAATCAGATGCCACATATCTCATCAATCGGCGATACTTGGTGTTGTAGATCCATGCTTCTTTTGCTCCAATTATATCGGTGGGATCCACACTCTTCAGATTCTCAAACTCTTTCATGTACTTGAGTTTATTCACCAACTGTAGAGGCGACTTAACTTTACGTGCACGTGGTTTACGAACAGTAGAGGAGACAGCGTGTTGTTCACATTCGTTCACAATCCCTTCCAGAAACTTACCAAAGTTTTTAAGATCTCGTTTGGTATAGTGAGAATACCCCTCCACCAAATCTTCATCTTCACCCTTCAGAGCTTCCATCACTTCCTCATAATCTTTACGATAGTATTCGGCAATGCGTTTTGCCACAGGAGCACTGACGTTGTTACTAATCAGATGTCCTTTCACGGAGAAGTCTACTTCTTTCCCTGTCACATACCGATCCACGGCATAGTCGATCTCTTCTGACCAAACCGATGCCAAATCATCCATACGTTTTTGTATATCCACAACCTCAGAGGTTTTAACCTCACTCTTCACGCTCTTATATCTTTCCGAAATAGACTGTAAGCGTTCATTGAGTTTATTCAGCTCGTTCGGAGCAATGTACTGCCCTTTAAGAATCGTACGAGCAATCACACCGATGGTACTAAATTCCCAATCAGGTGCATTACTCAATGATAGTCCTTGCTTTTTAGCATACGATACAGTCCACTCTTTCAACTTCTTAATAGGAGTATTGTAGTTGTGATAGTTCAACGCTCTCAACAACAAAGACTTATAGTTATCTTCGGTGATGATCGGTTCTACGTCCTTACTGGATGCAAGGAGTTTTGCTTGCTTTACTTTCTTTTTAACACTAGTCATAGGTTTTAACCTCCATAATATATAGGCTATTATATCATATTCTTTAATTAAAGTAAAGCATTATTTAAGACAGGGGGACCCAATTTAAAAGTCCTTGCCCTTGTGCTTACGTTTCCTGTGAAGTACCCCCCTCTTGCTTCGATGCTTTCCACTCGCACCACTTAATCTAAGTTTTGCAAGTATTCTCCATAGGAAATTCCTCTTCTTCTTCATACTATACTCCATAATAAGAATGCAATCAAACTAATCTCTAATACACTGAATAATGCAATCACAAACCAGTTTTTAATTCTCCAAGTTGACAGAGGGGCAAGGAATCGAACCCCATCCTTCGGCTTTGGAAACCGATATACTACCATTATACTATCCCTCTAATTGTTATTTACTGAGTGTTTGTTGTCTTTGTTGTCTTACTGGGTCTTACTGTTGTTTACTGGGTCTTACTGGGAATCTGTATGGGG